GCTATCAGGAGAGCTAAAGCAGTAAAGTATAATACGATTGAGACTGTCTTATTTATTTCTTTAATCATTTTTGTTTTGGTTAGTCTTTTATTTTACCTCTTATTTTGATCTTCCTACACTCCATAGAGAATATTGTTTTGATCTGGAAGGAGTGCTGTTGCTTATACTCAAACCACTTCTTGCATACAGCACACACTCCAGTTTTTACTTTTCTTTCAGGCATTGTTCTAGAAAGGAATTGAATCTACATCAATTTCAGGAGATCCATCATCATTTTGAGAGGGTTTAGGTTGTGAGGTTTCATCAGATACAGATTGCTCATCATCTTTATTCTTTACTTCTGCTGATTCCTTTTCTTCGTCAGTCAGTGGAGTCATTTCATTATTGATCTTCAACCAGTCAGTAATGTTGTCGTAAGTATTATCTCCTTTAGTGGATGGTTCAACAGAGATTCTAACTTGCTTACCAATTAATCCATTGATGTAATTCTTATCCATTTTAGCTTCTTCTTCCAGAGTAAGTTCTGCTCCCAGAACAGCTTCAGTAATTCTGTATAGTTTATTCTTTCCATTCTTTCCGATATATAGATATGTTGGTACAAAATTTGCCCAGACATTTCTACCTCTCAATTCATTATCTCCATCCTTACCCTCTAGTAATGTGAATTGGAAATTGAGTACTACTTCCATAATCTGTTCTGCTTCAGGTTTGTTTCTTGTATCGTAACTAGGTTTCTTTACTGCTGTTACGTCAAGAATTTGTGCCTGATATATATCCTTTGGAAGTGGTGGATATTCAGCCTTCTCTTTTTTCTCTATTGTTATGTCTTCTGTAAGCATTTGTTCTTTCCTTTAATTAATATTATATTGTCTCTTATATTTTGCTTTGATGTTGTCAGCGAAGTCTTGTGCATCTGCTGATGTTATCTGGTACTTCTGTAGGATTCCACCAACCTTTACTACTTTAGCTTTGAGTTCTCCGGAATCAATGTACTTCCTGATAGTGATTCTACTGGAGAATGGAAACCAGTCAGCTTCTACTAGATCATTGATTGTGTACTGCTTCATGTTTTTTCCTTTAATAATTGTGTCTTCACTGAATGTTCATATAGAATGTCAGCCATGACGAATGGATGAGATAATATTGCTGGAAATTCTATTGCTTGTTCAACAGTACTAGCCTTTAGAATGCTTTCTCTATTCTCGTTTAGTTGTTTTTTCGGAGTAATCATCTGTTTTGACCTTTCTTTTATCTTCTTTATTAGATGGTTTAGATATTGAGATATATTCTGTTTCAGTTATTTCAGTTCCATTTATCACTTCTCCAGATTTTACAACTGCTTTGGAAAATGAGTTCTTAAATAAATCATTTAACTGAACACTTGTATATTCATCACCTACTCCTAATTGTTTAAGGTGAGCAATTACTACTTTCTCATCTACGACCTTTAGAGTTTTCTTTACTGCTCTTGAAACTGTACCATGCTCAAATCTTGCAGAGTACTGACCAGATTCTTTTAGAGATTCCATGATCTCCGTTTGGAGTTTATCTTTCTTCTCTTTGAGTGGAGCTACTACCAGTTTATGAGCATCATCTAACTCATTGATTTGTTGGCGTAGTCCAATTAGTTCTTGTGATGTTTCTTTTAAGTTCATGTTATTCTTCCTCTCTATTTAATTGTTCTTGCTCTCTATAACAAACAAAATCCATATCATCTTCTAGATATGAACTTGCTGGTTCGTATGTTGTGTCTGGATTGCTCATGTCTTTTTTCCTCTCTTTAGTTAGTGTCTTATTACTTAACTATCTTCAGTATACACCTATACGGTATATATTGCAACCCCCTAGAATTGGCTAAGGTTAGCACAGGTAAATCAGACGTTGAGTGTAGTACGGTAAATTCCTAGACTTTATCCACAGGAGTCTTCAGACGATCTAAGACAGATACTTGCATTATTTTTCAAATGGGTGTATTCTAGAAACGTAATACAACGCCAATTTGCGTGATGTATTCAAGGAAGCCGACCAGTTGTGTTACATAGGTCGGTTTTCGTTATCTATAACAATTATGGAACACAAAGTAGAAAATATGAGAGCATATAAAGTAGTAGAAGAATTTGTTGCTAGTGGTAGAAAATTAGATCCAGATGATTTATTTAATGAAGCATATATCAAATACCAGACTGGTAAACATAGATGCCCTAGTTATATTAAAGGTAAACTACGTCAGTCTATTAGTATTATATCTAGTAGATTATCGTAGTTTTAGTTTAGAATAGCGTATCACCCCGATATAAGTGTCTATTGTGGAGCTGATAAGCGAGAGTGCAATCATTAGCCTGCATGGATTTCAGTAGTAACCATGTATCCGACCACTCTAACGGTAACGCCAGCTATGAAGCAATAGACCGATTAAGAACTTTTTATTCGCCCAAAACGCCAATAAGTCCAATTTATATTCACTAATACCAAGAAGTATTAGAGAGGGCTATCAATGACGAGAAGTTTTAGATCTTAATTAGTATGAGACGAACTGGGATTGACCCTTTTACATCTACTGCATGCCAAATATATGTCATGATTAGTCAGGGAGACTAAGAGTTTTTTTATTCCAGTAAGTAGTAATAAGACAATATGTGAAATTTATGATATACTGAATATACAAGATCATAATAAGGAGTATATGATAGAAGCATTACAAGAATTAAAAGACGATATCGTTGCTGGTGGGCAAGCTACAAGGCAACATATTGGAACAGCTTTAGCACTTATAGCTGGAGCAGATGCCGATAGAGATACAGAAATTAAAGAATTACTTTCTGGCACTCTGGGCGCAGAAGATATAGATAAAGTTATAAAAGACCTCAATTCATACTAGAATTGGGTGTTTTTTCTTGTAGGGGTGGTCTTCCTCTGCCACTCCTATGGGAATAAGCACCAGCTCTTTAACAGGAAGGAAGCGTCATGCAAGAGACAATCAATTTCCTAATCATAGGATTGGGGGTGATAGCGTTAGTTATCGTGTTCGGACTTGGGGACTCTAACAGGAGGAAGAAGAATGTCTCGCAAAAAAAACCAAAGGACTAACAAACATCACGTTGTCCCAAGAAGTAGAGGTGGCTCATCAGCCCCTCACAACATCATCAAGGTAGACGTTCGTAAGCACGAAATCTACCACCAGATGTTCTCAAACCTCACACCGCAGGAGATATGTGCGTTGGTCAACGAATTATTCCCTCCAGGGATTAGCAACTTCATCATTGACCATCTATCAGTCCACTGGTGGAACGCACAAGAATTTAATGGGGATATCATGTCAGGCTTCTAGTAGACGCTTCCCCTTTTTATACAGCAGAGGATTAGGAGAAAATACATGAATAACGTACTTGTGGTGGGCGATCCTCATATTCCATTTGAACATGAAGGATACCTAGACTTTTGCAAAAAGACCTACAAGAAATATAATTGCAATATAGTAGTATGTATAGGGGATTTAGTAGATAATCACGCAATCTCATATCACGAACATGACCCTGATGGTCTCAGTCCTAGAGATGAGTTAGTATTAGCGAAAAAAAAGATACAGAAGTGGGTGAAAGCATTCCCCAAAGTAAAAATATGTCGTGGGAATCATGATTTACTCTTTCATAGAAAAGCAATAACTCATGGTATTCCTTTAGAAGCAACTAAGTCTTTTCAGGATATATTTGAACTACCGAAGGAATGGGAGTATGAGTACTTTTATATGATAGATGATGTAAAATATGAGCATGGACTGAAGAGATCTGGTAAATACGCCCATATCAAAGCATCCCAACAGAATATGCAATCCACTGTAATAGGACATTTACATTCAAATGCTGGAGTAGGATGGTCTGCCAATGACCTGAAAATAGTTTTTGGAATGGCAGTAGGTTGTGGGATAGATCGCAACTCATACGCCATGAAGTATGGAACGTCTTTTGTGAGCAAACCAATTCTTTCATGCGGTATAGTACTAGATAATGGAAAATACCCTCAAGTCATACCAATGGAACTATGAAAAACCACATTGTGAACCTAATAATCTGTATGATCACCATAGTATTGATGGTTGTAGTGATATATTGCTATTATAAAGCTATTATGTTTTGTTGGCATTTAATGATATAATTATATGACATATCCATTATCAGATTGTTGCGAAGAACCAATGAAACTGGATGATTATACAGGAGAATACACTTGTACTTATTGTGGATCAGAATGTTATTGCGACATTGACGAAGAAGTATTTTGTGATTAAATGGCTAAAGTTAGCTAATAATTAGAGGAAAAAGATATGAAGACAACACTGAAGCATTATAATTATTTTTGTGGGCGAGTGTCCTTTTACAAGAAGAAGTTCCATTTGGACGAATGGGAGGTTGATACTGATTTTGTAGAGCTTAGGAATGAGTTGGCGGTGGCACAGACAGGGAGGCATGAGCATGGAGGGGCTTTAATCTCCTTGAGTAAGAGTGCCGGTAGTGAGTATGATTCGGAGCAGGAGATGAAGGTTCAACTTGATCTCAATGCTAAGCATGAGATATTGCATTTGTTACTTGGTGATTTAGCTATGAAGGCTTACGATAGATGTGTTTCCGAGAAGGAAATCAATATCTCAGAGGAGCGATTAGTTAGACGACTAAGTAAATTCCTATGACCAAAGAACAAATACTCAAAAAGGAATGTAAATACTGTGAGCAAGATATGGTTAAGAAACCTAAGTATTCCTATAAACAATGGGCTAGTAGAGAATATTGTAGTAATCTTTGTAGAGCTAAAGCTATTAGTAAATTTCAAGTTGGTCATACAATAAATGTTGGTATCCCTACTCCTCTTGAAACTAGAAGAAAAATCAGTAAAGCCTTATCTGGCAATAAAACACATCTTTGGAAAGGTGGGATTACTAAAAAGAATAAACTAATTAGAACTGGCATGGAGTTTAGAAACTGGCGTAAATTAGTATTTGAAAGAGATGACTATACTTGTCAGGAATGTGAACTTCGTGGGGTTGAATTAAATGCACATCATATTAAATCATTTGCATTATATCCTGAACTACGATATGAGATAGACAATGGCAAAACACTATGCGTAGAATGTCATAAGGAAACACCAACTTATAAAGGTAAAATGAAAAACTATGCTTTCGTATAAACTAGCCAAAGAACTAAAAGATGCTGGGTGGAAACAAAATAATAAGTTTTGTGCATATTGCCATACAGAGCAAAGACATTTTTATAAAGCTGAAGATGGAACAACCACAGAAGTTGTAAAACCATCTCTAGAAGAACTTATAGAAGCGTGTGGAGATAAGTTTGAAGTATTAAGGAATTATAATAAAGGCTGGATTGCTGTAGGAAACAGTAAAGGAGTTAGTGAGGGAGAAGCACCAGATACACATTCTGCTCCGTTAAATGAAGGAATAGAAGTATTAGATAAAACCCCCACAGAAGCAGTAGCACGTTTATATTTGAAACTTAATGAGAAAAAAGATGGGTCAGAAGAAGGGATTTAAGCACTCACAGAAAACTAAAGATAAGATTAGGAAAACACTTCAACGACCTAGACCAGAGTTTCGTTTAGAGAAACATCCAAATTGGACAAATGGAAATATAAATTACTGGAAATACTTAAAGAAGCTAAAAAAATAATAAATACATATAGTTGACTAATATGACAAAAAAAGACATGGAAATTAAATATATTAAGGTTGATAAACTCAATCCTGCAGATTATAACCCTCGTCAAATGACAGAGAAGCAGGAGCAGGAGTTGATAGATAGTTTACAAGCGTTCGGATTTGCAGAACCAATAGTAGTAAATAGTAATCCAAAGAGAAAGAACGTAATAATAGGAGGGCATCAGAGAGTAAATGTAGCAAAACAGATCGGAATAACTGAAATCCCTTGTGTTTTTTATAATCTAGACGAAGAAAAGGAAAAAGAACTGAATATCAGGTTAAATAAGAACTTGGGTGAGTGGGATTATGACTTGCTGCATAGCTTTGACTTGGATTTATTAACTGATATTGGCTTTGATGAAAAGGAATTATCTAAGGAGTTTGATAAGTTGCTAGAGCCGGTGGAAGATGAAGTGCCAGAAGTAGATAATAAGAAGAAACCGGATAGCAAAATCGGATGTGTATATGAACTAGGTAGGCATAGACTGATGTGTGGTGATAGCACCAAAAAGGAAGATGTAGAGAAGCTGATGGATGGAAACAAAGCAGATATGGTATTTACTGACCCACCTTATTTAATGGAGTTTAGTGGTAATGTACACGCAGATGGTTCTAAGAGTCATAATGCTAAGTTTGGTGGGATACTTAATGATGACCTAAGTGATGACGAAAAGGGCGAATTTATAGATAGTTTTATTAAAATAATAATGGAGTACTGTAAAGGGGCTTATTATGTCTGTTGGTATAGACTAGGATTAGATAAAATTTTGCCAATACTATCTGACTATAAAGCGTTGCTGATATGGGATAAAGGAAACCACACGTTAAGTAATTCTGATTATCAGAGTAAGTATGAGCCGATTATTTATGGGTGGGTTGAGGAGCATAGCTTTTATGGTGGTAGAAGTGAGTTTGACCTTTGGGACGTAACAAGAACAGTTAAGAATGAGTTACACCCCACAATGAAACCACTAGAGCTATGTACAAAAGCTATAAAGAATAGTAGTAAGCAAGACGATATAGTATTAGATTTATTTGGCGGTAGTGGTAGTACACTTATTGCAGCGGAACAAACAAAGAGAATATGTTATATGATGGAGTTAGACCCTAAATATTGTGATGTAATAAGGAAACGATACGATACTTTTAACAATAAATAACTATGCCATTCACAACAGGAGATCCGAATATAAACAGAGAAGGAAGACCTAAAGGTTCTGGGATTTCTATTACAACAGAGATAAAAAACAAGTTAAAAGACATACCTGACAACCAGAAGAAATCATACCTAGAACTTCTAATTGATAGAATAATGAAACAAGCAATAGCAGATGGGGATCAACAAATGATTAAACAGATTTGGAACTACGTAGATGGAATGCCAAAGCAATCAATAGAACATACTGGATCAGTACCAGTAACTGATATATTATCAAAAGACAATGCAGAAGAATCACATAGCAACAAAGAGGAAAGTGGAGAATCATCTACTGATAGAGAACAAGCATAGGAAGCTAGTTAAGTTCAAGCTAAATTCAGTACAGGATAAATACAATAAAGATAAAACTGGCAGGGATATAATACTGAAAGCTAGACAGCAAGGATTCTCATCATTTATACTGGCACTATTTACTTTGGAATGTTTGGAAGTACCAAATACTAGAGCAGTTGTTATCTCCCATGAGAAGGAAGCAACACAGAAGATGCTTGATAAAGTAAAGATGTATGTTAAAAGATTCTATGATGGGGAATTTCTAGTAGATATACCAACAGAGACAGAGAATAAGAATGAGATCAGGTTTAAGGAAAACAATAGCACTTTTTATATAGGTACTGCTGGAGCAAAAACATTTGGACGTGGAGATACAATCCACTTATTACATTTATCAGAGTATGCCTTTTATGAAAAACCAGATGATATCGTAATGGGAGTAATGCAGGCAGTACCTGATGATGGAACTATAATTATTGAAACAACAGCAAATGGATACAATCATTTACGCAAACTCTGGTACGACTCTAAAGCAGGGAGTACAGAATACAAAACTCATTTCTTCGGATGGCAAGACCATGACGAATATATCATCAATGATTCCGAACCAATCACAGATTATACAGAAGACGAAAAGGATATTAAAAAGAACTTCCCAAACATATCCGACCAGCGTTTACAGTGGCGCAGGAAGAAACTAAGATCTATGCATGGGGATCTCAAGAAGTTCAATCAAGAGTACCCAATGACAGATTCAGAAGCGTTTGTATCATCTGGTAACAACGTATTTAATACTACAGCTCTTAATCAGCTACTAAAGGAAACAGTAAAAGAACCAATAACTACAGGTAATATCAGTGTAGATGGTAAGTTTAGTACAGATGGTGAAGGATTTATGAAGGTTTGGTGTGTACCAGATAGAACTAAGACATACATAATTGGAGCAGATCCAGCAGAAGGACTGGCAGATAGTGATTACTCATCAGCTCATATAATAGACTTTGAAACAGCAGAAACAGTAGCAATATGGCATGGGAGAGTACCAGCAGATGTATTTGGAGAGATGTTAGTAGGTATGGGAATGTATTATCAGGATGCTTTAATAGGTTGTGAAGCCAATAATCATGGACTGGCTACCAATATCAAAATGAGGGATCTGGGCTATGGCAACATATATACTAGAACATCCTTTGATAAAATGAGTGAGACCACTACTCAATCACTGGGCTGGAAGACTGATATGAAGTCTAAACCAGTAATGATTAATGAGTTATCTACCTTTATAAGAGAGCAAGCGATACCAATTTATGATGAATCCACGATAATAGAGATGCTTTCTTTTCAAGAATATGCTAAACTTAACCCAAATAGCAATTATAAAAAGATGGGAGCTAGTGTTGGAGAGCATGATGATCGTGTTATTTCGCTAGCAATAGCCCTACAAATGAGGAAATTCACTACGCCAGTGGTTAAAGACCTGAACGTAAAGACTAATTATAAGGAATTTCTCAATGCCGAAAGATAAATTAGAACTCAAAAAAGATGAAGAAACTGCAACAAAAGAATCAATACCAGAGATAAGTGATGACGAAGTACTAGATTTAATACTAGATAAGGTCAAATCGGCTGACGTACAATATAGATCAAACAAAGAAATCTATGAAAGACTAGAGAATCTTTATTTTGGGAACGTAGCACTGGATTCACCAGTGAAGGAGCTTGAGACGCAAATATCTACTGGTCAAGCATTACAAACAGTTGAAACAATCACGCCTAGACTAACTGCTGGAAGAATTAGAGTTGATTTTACAGAGACTAAGGCATCTGACAAATCTAATGCAGATCTGGCAGAGAAGTTAGTAAACCTACAAATAGAATCAGATAATCTAGAAGAAACTCTAGAACTCTGGATACGTCAGGCAGTTAAGACTCATGGTGCATTAAAGGTTGATTTCAAACTGGAAGAAGTGAAGTTCATGCGTAAGCAGAAAGAGAAGCAACTGCGTATTCCTATGACAAAGAAAGTGATAGGTATTGGTAAAACTGTAGAAGTAGAAGAAGTAGAGGAGATATTCAAACATACACTAGAGATAGTTTCATATGAAGATCTAATTATTCCACCAGCAAGAGACTACAACGATCTACCATTTATTGGTCAGAACGTAGAGAAGACTATATTTGATATGGAACAGGATGATAGATACCATAATTTAGAAAATCTAGCAGAATACTTGGTGAAGAACTCACCTAACAAAGATAATGATGAGTTTTCACTGTCGCGAAATACAGCACAGGATCTAGATAATGATGCACTACGCTCATATACAATCGGAGCATCCATTCCATTAAGAGAAATCTACTACAAGAAAGATAAATATATGTATGTAGTGGAGTACCATGAAGAATCTGGAACAGTTGTAAGAAATGAAGGACTACGATACTGGCATGGACTATTACCTATTAGACCTTTATCAATTATTCCAGTAGAGAATCAAGTAATTGGACTTTCACCACTACAAACAGCAGAACATCAGATTGATACACTAGATATTCAACACAACACAATCCTAACTACTAGCCTATTTGACTTACAAAGACCTTTGGTTTTTGATCCTAGATTTGCTGGTGTTAACTGGCAGAAGAATCCACCAGTATATAAAGCTGGTATGAGTTATCCTATGAAGGATGGAGCGAAGACTATGACAGTACTACCTGCTCCTAAAGTTGATGGTTCACACTTACAGATGTATGGCATATCCAAACAAGTCATTCAAAATATTACTGGAGTTACTGACTACATTTCAGGTGGTGAACAAATTGACGGAGATAAGACACTGGGAGAAGTTAAACTAAAAACAGCTCAATCTAACAAGAGATTTGAAGGAGTAGCAAAGATAATCAGACGTGCATTGACTGATGTATTTATTATGATGAACTCTAACAATCAACAGTTCTTACCTGAAGGGTATGAAGGTAGGATATTTGGTGAAGCTGGATTCAAGCACCAGAGATTCTCACCTGAATCTATACAAGGTAAGTTTGATGTTCGGATCAAAGGATTTGAAGATATCTTTATTAATGAAGCAGAGAAGGTAAACAAGTATCAGGCTATGATTGCAGATGGTCTCAAAGTAAATCAAGCTATAGGTAAACCAGTAGTGGATATTCCATATTTAGTAAGTAAACTTTATTCAGAAGGTTACAAAGTAGATGAAATGGATAAGGTAATCATTCCTATAGAAGATACCAATAAACAAGAAGATGGTGGGAAGCAAGCAGAAGCTAAACGTGCAGATGCAGAAAATAAGAATCCTGAAACAGCAATGCTCCGACCTGATGAAGATATGTCAGTACATCTTGACGTACATGAAGCATTCATTCAATCACCAGCGTATAAGCAACTACCTAAAAAGAAACAGATGATACTGGCACGTCATGTTGGCAATACTAGAAAAGCAATGGCAGGACAACAGGAGAATCAAGCGCCGGTAGAAGGACAAGTGCCAGCAATGAGACCTAAAGATCAGAAGTTACAACCACCTAACCCTCAACAATAATGGCACAAGTTTTCTCACAATCACTAGAATATGATAAACTGAAGGAAGACTGGGAGTTAAAGAAGCAAGATATCATGGAACAGTTAAGAGATCTTAAGATTGGAGATTCAGATAGAGTGTTAGCAGGTAAAGTAAGGGCGTTAGTAGCAAACTTGAATGCAATAGTAGAAGCAGAGGAATCATTTAGTAAGTACTTTGATAACAAGGAGTAACATATTGTTGCTCTAGTGGGATCGTCAAGCAAGGTTTTCGCAGTGTCTTTCCTTGCTGATCCCACTGGGGTAGTAATATCCCTATCTAATCAGTCATATCGGAGTTAGTCTCTCCGATAATAAAAGACGAAAAAAAATATGACAGAAGATATAACTGACGAAAAAGAGTCGGACACTTTGCTAGATGATAGCGAAGAATCTGATACTACCACGTCAAGTAGTGAAGAAAATCCTGAAGGATCTGACGATTCTGATGGTGGAGAAGGACAAGAGGATGATGTTGAGCAAAGTAAAACGCAAGCTCTTAAGGCAGAGCGTATATTGCGTAAGCAAGCTCAAAAGAAAGTCAAGGATTTAGAAGCTGAAGCAGAGCAAAAAGCTAAAGACACTCCAGAGAGTAAAGCGAATAAAAGTCGCAGAGAATCTTTGGAGACCAATGCGAGAGTTGCTCTAATACAATTACAACTTGACGATCCAACATTCAAAGAGCGTGCACCTGAAGTAAAAAAAGTGTTATTCAAAGATCATCCAGAGCTTCTACTTAAAGGAGCAAAGGGTATCCAAATGGCGGATGACATAGCAAAAGGTCGCTTAATAACTTCTTCTGAAGATCAAGAGACTAAAGACATGCCAAATAATCAAACAACGCCAGCGCAAGCTAAGCGTAAGGAAGTAAAGAAGTCTGTATCCCAAAAGGAATACAATAACATGAGTTCAGATGAACGAAATGATTATGAGGAAGCTGAAATACTTAAACACGCTGAAAAACTAAAGAAGTAAAAGACGTTGCCTAGCAATGGTATAACGACAACAACCAATGGGTTTAGGCACAAATCACCAGACTACCACAAGCCATGCGATATTTATTCCAGAGATATGGGCTAAACATTCGCAGAGGGCTAAAGAAAAAGCATTGCATCTCGCTAACTTCGTTTATCGCAGAGATGATGAAGTAAGTGCATTCGGAGATGTTCTTCACACTGAAACCATCTCAAACTTGTCAGCAAATGACAAAGCAATAAACACTCAAGTTACTCTACAAACTCCTTCCGAATCTGACGTAGATCTAACAATCAACAAGCACAAAGAAGCATCATTCTTGATTGAAGATAACTTGTCTCAAAAGGCAATGTTAAACCTCATGCGAGAATATGTAGGAAAAGGTTCTTATGGAGTCGGCGCACAAGTTGACACAGACCTATTCGCACTTTACAGCTCACTTACAACCACTGATGTAGGAACAGCAGGGTCAGCACTGACTCAATCCACTGTTGCATCAGCGTGGGAAACACTATCAACAGCAGATGTACCTGAAGAAGATAGATGTTGGTTCTTCCATCCTTCAGCTTATGCTGATCTTCTATTAATTTCTGCTTTCACAAGCATTGATTTCAAAGAAGCAGTCGGACAAGTTGCAAAGAGTGGAATGAATGGATTAGTAGTAGGATATATGTATGGATCACCAGTTAAGATCTCTACCAATGTACCTGCAACTACCGAAGGTTCTCCAGCAGTAGCTTCCAGAGCAAATCTATATTTGCACAAAGAAGCCTTCCAGTTGGGAATGCAAAAGGAAAATAGAATCCAAAGTGATTACATCCTAGAATATCTCGGTTTCTTAACAGTAATTGATGCTATCTACGGTGTTGCCACTTATAGAGCAGACCACGGTGTACAGGTTCTAAACTAGAATCAACCACCACGTTACCATCTCCCACCGCAAGGTGGGGGGTGGATAACAATAAGTATTAAGAAAAAAGATATGAAAATGTATAGATGCCCGAAGTGTTCAAAGTACGCCAAAGGACATGAGAGATGTTCTGCATGCGGTACTTGGACTGTAGGTCATGTAATACCTCAAGGGAAACTCAATGAGCAACATGATAAGAGCTATGACATGATGAAAAAAGAACAAGGTCAAGCTATGGCAGAACGCCAACATAAAAGACCAAAAGCATATTAAAGAAAGGACACTATGGCTATCAAATGTAATGATTGTGGCACTGCATATCCCAACTCTACGAAAGTACAGCTGAAGGGATGCAGATGTGGGAGCAGGAATCTTGCTTCGGTAAGTAATCCATTTGCACCAACTAAACCACAACAGAAGATCAACATAATTCAACCTACAGTACCAGTAGAAACTCAACCAGTAGCTGAACAACCACCGATTAAACCAGTAACAGAGGAATAAAAGACGACTGCTATAAGAAATTAAATTAGAAACTTATGGCATGGAACTACGGAGATCTTAAAACCGAAATCTCAAAGGAAGTAGATGACGATACTACTGATGCATTAACTGTTATCGGACAATTAATAAATGATGTATGTGAAGACATATGGTATTACGCCACATGGTCTTTTCGTTCTACAAGCACGCAATTCAATTCAGTATCAGGCACAGCATCATATGATTTATCGTCAGAGATATCAGATTTGAATAAGATACTCACCGTTGGGTATAAGGGAGAAAATGATACAGAGTTCCGGCTTATCAGAGAGATTGATATGCAAACTTATAATGCAATAAGTTCAGATACCAATACATCCACTCCTAGCAGATTTGCTTATTACAATAATAATTTATTACTAGATCCAATACCTAACTATAGTGGCACGAATAACATTGAAGTTTATTACGATAAAATATTTACTACCTTATCATCAGATTCAGATGTTCCTGAAATTCCATCTAAGTATAAGAGAGTAGTCAAATCTGGAGTCAAAACTCTATTTTGGAACTATGATGATGATTTGAGAGAGACGATTGAGGAACGTAGATATCAAGGGGGACTAGGTTGGATGATGGAGAATGATATGGATAGAACGATCCCACCTCAAAGTGGTAAATTAATTGTGGCAGGTACGCCACGTTCAAGACGTTATAACCGATAATCAATGCCTACAAGAAGACAAAGACCAATTAGCCAAGTAGGACTCCCTCTTTATGGGATGAACGATCAAGATGAAACCTATGTTATCAATGATTTTGAAGCATCCTACATGCAGAACATGGAGATTCAGGAGAATGTTTTAGTATCCAGACTGGGTTTTAATTCCATAGATGATGCTACTGCTTCTGGTGCAATACTGAATATGTATGAATATAGGAAATCAGATGGAAATAATTACTTCCTAAGACAACGTGGAGCAGTCATAGAAGAATACAACGAGGGTACTAATGCATGGGATGCTCTATCTCTTGCTATTAGTATCAGTGCTACGAAGAAAATCAGCTTTGCTACATTAAATAATCTATGTATTTTCTCTAATGGAGAGGATAATGACCAGAAATATGATGGCACTACAGTAACAGAACTAGCATCAAATCCTAAAGCAGAGGTACAAATAGTATTCCAGAACAGGCTAGTGAAACTAGATTTTACTTCTTCTAAGCTATCTTTTAGTAATATAAATGATCCAGAGACCTTTGGAGCAAGTGATTTTCACCTCATAGATCCAAATAATGCTTCGCTGGGAGCTGGTGTGGGTGAACTAAACGGACAAGTTGTAGTATTTAAGGAAAATAAGAAGTATATAGTAACTCAATTAGTGGGAGCTACCATCTATCCTTTAGATGGAGAGCAGTCTACAGTATCGCATTATTCTATAGCATCTACCGGATCATCACTGATATTTTTAGATTATTCCGGATGGTATGAGTTAAGGGGTGGAGTAACGAGATTGATATCAGATCATATCAAAATGAGTAATCTAGACGCTTCAAGACTTGGTAATGCTCATGCCATTTACTTTGATAACAAATACAGATGCTTTGTAACAGAGTCAGCCTTCGGGTATAATAATAGGGAGTACGTTATCAATACAAATGTTCCAACCATCTTTCCCGAGAATCCTTTTGCAATAACCATGAACCTTATCAATGGTAATTGTTATTCTACAAGGATCACTGGTAGTAATCAGAAGTTATACTTTGGAGATTCAAGACCCAATGCAGGTTCTCCGGTATCCACCTATGGCAAGACTTACCTGATGGATTCTACAATGGCAGATGATGGCGCTACTATTCCAGCATTTTGGGAGACGAAACTATTTGATGGTGGCACTCCATTCTATTCCAAGAAGTATAAGAAAGCTCATGTAAGACTAGAAAATCAAGCAGGGTTGGTAGCATATGTGGCATACAGGTTTAATTCATCAGGCGGTTGGTCAGAGACTGCTATAACTGTCAATAGTTCATTATTGACTTGGATTATGGATGATGCAAGTGAAATTACTACATGGTCGGAAGGTTATGGATTCCCATATGAAGATGTGACAGATCAGTTTATACCGATACAGAATGTAGGAAGACCTCGCACAATTCAATTTAGATATCGTAATAATGATGATGATGCACAAGCAAAGTGGATATATGCATCTTATAGGTATAGAATTAGGGACAAATATAAATAATCAATAGGAAACAACAATGAGTACAATAAACTTATCATTCCCAGATCAATCATATTCAGATAGTAATAAACCTTCTGTTACTACTCTTAAGTCTGATTTAACTACCATAGAGACTGCAACAAATGCACTAGATAATGAAAATATTGCATCTGATGCAGACATAGCAATATCAAAGACTACTTTAGGAACATTTACAGATTGGACAGATCATGTTCCAACATTTGCAGGATTTTCGGCTGACCCAACATATCACATATCTCGTTATATGCAACTAGGTAAACTTATGATTTATAAGTATGTTGGAAATGCAGACGGAACTTCTGACGGAACTACGTTTACCATGACAATTCCTGGCACTCCAGTTTTAACTGGTGGTCGTATAGATTTTGAAGGATTCATGGTTAATAATGATGTTGGTGGTTCTGGTGGAACATATATGTGTAATGCAACAGTTACATCTGGTAGTACACTTAATCTTTATAGAATTACTGGAACCTTCCCTATATTAGCTAGATCTCAGGCGTTTACTAATGTAAATGGTAAAGGAATTGCAGGTTCTATGACTCTTATATACGAAGTATCATAAATATATGCCAGAACAAGCAAGACAATTAAAAGTAGCCGAGGATATAGCATCACTCAATGTTGAGGTTAAACATATCAAAGAACAACAAGATCAGAACCATGCTGAACTCAAGAGTGGACAGGCAAAGAACCACAAGGAAATTATGATGTCTTTTAATAGTCTAAAGAGTAAAGTCAACGAAGAAATGGAAACAATGCAAACTACTATATCTGGTATGCAGAATCTAATTAAATTTCAATGGAAGAAGATTATACGATTCACTATAGTAGCATTATTGGTAGGCTCATTCTTATGGGTTAAAGAGTCGCGAGATTGGATACTTTCTAATATATTCCGCATTCTATGATATATCCAGTCAACAAAATATTTGAGACTCAAGGATATGGTGGTCAACATAAAGGTGTGGATCTCCGTACAGCGCATGGAATGTCACATGATATACTAGCGATAGCCAACGGAATAATTATTAAGACTTCATACGATAAAGATGGATACGGATACTACTATGATATAAGTCATGATAACGGATGTTACTCAAGGTCAGCTCATTTAATCAAGAATACACTGCAAGTTGGAGATGTCGTGGGAGAAGGTCAGGTGATAACTCATACTACTAATGATCCTGAAATCTGGGGCAGATCCACTGGGGAACACTTACACTTTGAAATCTTTGCAACTCAAGAAGACTACTACAACAAAATCAGAACAAATCCACTTAAATATATAAATAACCAAAATAACGAAGTTAAAATGCTATTAGACAAAATCACAGGACAGAACATTAAGTACATACAAGATCAATTAGAAGGTAAGGTAGGGTACTTCAGATCAGGAGAGAAGTGGTATATGGTCAAAGATAGCAAAATACAAAAAGAATATAATTCACCACAAGAGATGATATCAGACAATATGTGTCTGGGATTATCCGAAGAAGATAAGAATAAACTAATATAACAACAATGACAGATATATATAATTGGTTCATAGCAAATTGGGATGAGGTAGTAAATGTAATTGCAGGAATAATTGCAGTTGCTTCTATTATCGTGAAGTGGACTCCTACTATTAAAGATGACAACATCCTATTATCAATAATTAAATTTCTATCTAAGTATATAGCACTCAATAGGACTGTAGATGATGAAAAGGCTAGAAAAAAGCTAAAATAATAACATAAGAACAAGAAAATGCCAGACGAGCCAACATATTACAATCCAGACACTGATTCCGTTTTTGATCCAGAGGGTTATGAAGCATATTGGAGAACTAAATTAGAATCCGAATATGATCCGTTTTCTGGTGTTTTAGGAGATTATACAACGCAAGCACAGGAAGAAATTGATCCTTTGTATCAGTCTGTTTATGATCAGTTGTCTTCTATGGAAACACAGCAAAGAGCAGATACGTCAGATACCTATGATGATCTATTAGTTAATTTACAAGAAGGATATAACCAACGTGGAACATTTTTCTCTGGTGAAGCTATGGTTGGTGAAGCAGACTTGGGTAAAGAGCGTGGTAGAGCAATGACTAATATTGGCAGTTATTTCGCTACTCAAAAGAGTGCAACAGCTTTAGACCAGCAGACTAAGATACAGGATAGGGCTGAAACGCTCCAAACGAACGCCTACAACGATTATCTGCAGACAAGGACAAACACAATCAATGCGGATGTAGCTGATGCTCTAGCAGAATTTTATCCACACTACCTACAGAGATTACAAGATGAATTAGATGATGAAAATGCGCTTTGGATAGATTTACCTATTGAACCTGAAGCATTAGAAGCAGAAGTTGTTACAGATGCAGTAGAAGCACCACCAACAGGTCAACCTAGAAATCAAGCAGAAGAACAGAAGCGACTTGGTGATTTTGGAGCATTGTATGGTAGAAATCCATCCAGTCAAGCAGATTGGAACTTCGTTCAGATTGCAACTTACGGATATGATGGTGAACGTAATCAAGATTCAGAAAGAAAAGCACTACAGATATTTCAAGACAAGTTCGGAAGAAATCCAGACTTCTCTAATAATGTAGATGAAAATATAATCCACGCTATAGCTTATAGTGGGGCTTCAAAATAAATAAAGGATAACAACTATGGCAAAACAAGCAACACTCATCAAAGACGGCATAAAAGAAGTAGTTGATGTAGGCAGTCAGGAAGCAAGTAAAATGTTATCTTCAGGTTGGAAGATATTTAGAGGTGAAGCAGGTTCTCCTGAAGCTGTTACTCCAACTGGGGATACTGGTGGGGGGTATGCTGGTTCAAAGATAGGAAGTTTTCTTACTGGTGCTGGATATCAATATGATCCTAATATAGATGAAGAAGCTCAAATGTGGCAGTATATGTCAGGTGGAGATATGGAAGAAAATCCTTACATGGCTTACATGAGACCTAGAGAACATACAGACGAAGATGGTAATAGATTCTTA